TGGACATGGAATAGGTAAAAGATCAGATACAACAAGTCAAAATTTTGATGGTTATTTAACAGAAGTAGTTATGATTGATGGATCAGCTTTAGCACCGACATCATTTGGAGAATTTGATTCTGACACGCCAAATGTGTGGAAACCAATAGATATATCAGGTTTAACCTTTGGCACAAATGGATTTTATCTAGACTTTGAGGATAGTTCAGCTTTAGGTAATGATGTGTCAGGAAATAATAATGATTATAGTGTTTCAAATTTATCAGCAGTTGATCAATCTACGGATACTTGCACAAATAATTTTGCAACATTAAATTCTTTATTTGCTACACAAGATTCAGGAGTAATATCAAAGGGTAATACTATTTATACTGCATCAGCAAATGCATGGGGTGGATCAGGCTCAACAATAGGATTATCTCAAGGCAAATGGTATTTTGAAGCACAGATAAATGATAATGCTGGTGGGCATTTTTTTGGTGTAATAGATGAAACTGCTAATGTAAATAACAACCCACACCAAAGAACAGGCTCTACATTTTATTATTCAGGAAGTGGAGGTCAAATGTATAAAGATGGCTCAGGTTCAGGTAGTTATGGAACTTTTGGTGCATCAGATATTGCTGGAGTTGCACTTAATCTTGATGATGACGAAATTACAATTTACAAAAATGGATCAGCTATTGTTACTGATTTTGCACTTTCAACAACTAAAAACACATTATTTGTTTGGGTTATGGGTTATAATAGTGGAAGTGATCTTGTTAAAGTTAATTTTGGTGGCACTCCACCATTCTCAATCTCATCAGGTAATTCAGATGCCAATGGTTATGGAAACTTTGAATATTCTGTTCCATCGGGTTATTATAGTATTAATACTAAAAACTTAGCGGAGTATGGATAATGGCTTACACAACTATAGATAACCCAGAACTTTATTTCCAAGCTAAAACTTACACAGGAAATGCTTCCACACTTGCTGTTACCTTTGATGGAAGTGAGAATATGCAACCTAATTGGCTGTGGTTAAAAAAAAGAGGTGCAAGTGGACATCATTTTGTATTTGATTCTGTAAGAGGCGTTGATAAAGAACTTAATCCTAGCTATAATGATAATGAAACTAGTCCTGCAAATTATGTATCATCATTTGATACTAATGGTTTTACTATTGGTTCTGATACCGACATTAATCCTAGTGGTGGTACTGCGGTTGCTTGGGCTTGGAAAGCAGAAACATCATTTAGTAATGATGCAAGTGCAACCAGTATTGGTACAATAGATAGCACTGGAAGTAGAAATACCACTGCTGGAATAAGTATTATAACTTACACGGGAAATCAAAGTGCAGCAACAATTGCTCATGGATTAGGTGCACTACCTGGAATGCTTATAATTAAAAATAGAACTAGCACTGATAATAGAGACTGGGCAGTTTATCATAAAAATTTATCAGGAAATAATAAATATCTCTCTTTAAACTTATCAAGTGCAGAACTTACTGATGCTGCAACTTTTAATAATACTGCACCAACAAGCACAGTTTTTTCGTCAGCTTCAAGTGTAGAAGTTAATGAGAGTTCAAAAACTTTTATAGCATATTGTTTTACTGAAATTAAAGGCTACTCAAAATTTGGACAATATGAGGGCAATGCAGATGCAGATGGAACATTTGTTTATACAGGATTTCTACCAGCTTTTGTTATGGTAAAAAACATAGATGCAGCAGAAAATTGGATTATATTTGATAACAAAAGACCAGGATATAATTTAACAGATGCTTTATTAAAACCAAATTTAACTAATGCAGAAAGTACAAGTGGGGTAAAATTTGATTTAGTAAGTAATGGTTTTAAAGCTAGAGTAAATGATGCAGAAGGTAATTCAAGTAATACTTTTATTTATATGGCTTTCGCAGAATCACCCTTCGTAAATTCTAATGGTATACCAACAAATGCAAGGTAAAATTAATTAAGGAGAATAAATGGCATATATAGGAAAACAACCAGTAGTCGGAAACTTTCAAGTTTGTGATGCTATATCCGTAGTAAACGGACAAGCAGCATATACTATGCAAGTTGGATCTACTAATGTGGAGCCAGAGAACGCTAATCACATGCTGGTTAGTTTGAATGGTATTCTACAAAAACCAGGTAGTTCTTTTACTATCTCTGGTTCAACAATCACTTTTGCTAGTAACTTAGCAACAGGTGATGTAATAGATTTTATAATTTTATTAGGTGATACTTTAAACGTGGGCACACCCTCAGATGATTCTGTAGGTGCTGCACAGATCAAAAATGATCTGATATCAGGGACCACTGCTCTTACATCTGCACCCGATGACACAGATGAGTTTTTAGTATCAGACGCAGGAACAATAAAAAGAATTGACTACTCTTTAATTAAAGGCGGTGGTCAGTACACTAAAATTTTACACACAACAGCATCAAGTTCTGCAAATGTAGCTTTTAACTCAACTTATCTAACATCTACATATCAAGATTATAAAATTGTTTTTTCTAATGTCCATTGTGCTACTGATGCTCAAAGATTTTTTGCAGAGTTTTCTGCTGATAATGGTAGTAATTTTAAAGCTTTAGATCTTAATGTTTTAGGAAGAAAAGATGATGGTAGTCAAATACATTCAAAAAATTCTAATGATGGTAGTGAGGCAAATTTACAATTACAAATGAATGAAGATATTGGTAATGATGCTGGATTACATATAAGTGGCGAAATAGATATATTTGATCCATCAGGAACAGATAATAGAAAACTTATCTTAGGTAGATCAGGTTCAAATGTTGGAGACTCGGCTCTTGCATTTTTTTATAGTTTTTTTGGTGCTATGACAAAAGATACAGATGCAATAAATTATGTAAAATTTTCTTGGGGTTCAGGTAATATTGCTAGTGGCGAGTTTACTTTATATGGTAGAAAAATAACATAGGAGCACCAGATGTCAATCAATGTGTGCAACAATAACTCCATGTCAGCAATCACGAGTCTACCCAGTGGGGTTGGTGGCGGATCATTAGTTCTTATATCTACATCAACTGCATCAAGTTCAGCCACAATAGATTTTACTTCAGGAATAGATTCTACATACAAAGAATATATTTTTAAGTTTATAAATATTCATCCAGCAACAGATAATGCGGAATTACAATTTCAAGCTGATACAGGAACAAATACAAACTATAATCAGACAATAACTTCGACACATTTTAGAGCAAGACATGACGAAGCTGATAGCACTACAAGTTTGCAATATTTAACCTCAGGTGATCAAGGACAAGGCACATCTTTTCAAAGAATAACTAGTTGTGGTAATGATAACGATCAAAATATAAATGGTACTTTTCATTTATTCGACCCAAGTAACACAACTTTTGTAAAACATTTTTTAATAACAACATCAGCAGATGATTATAGATCAGAAGCTAATCAAAGATTTACAGCAGGATATTTTAATATAACAACAGCTTTAACAAGAGTTAGATTTAAATTTGATAGTGGCAACATAGATTCAGGAACAATAAAATTATATGGCGTTAGTTAAATATAACAATAATAGTTTAAGTAGTGTAACAAGTGCTGCTGGTTTTCCTGCTGGTGCTATGACTTTAATATCCACTACAACAGCTAGTAGTGATTCTACAATATCTATTACAAGTGGGATTGATAGCACATATCCTATTTATGTTTTTAAATTTATTAGTGTGCATCCAAGTGCTGATAGTTCGCATTTTCAAATAAATTTTAGAGATGGTGGATCTGATTTTGATGCAACTAAAACCACAACAAATTTTGATGCCTATCAAAATGAGGCTGGAAATAGCACAGCTTTACAATATGTTACTGGTTTAGATTTAGCACAATCAACTGGTGTGTTAAAATTAAGTGGTACGATTGGTAATCAAAATGATGAAAGTTTTAGTGGCTTTTTACATTTATTTGATCCAAGTGATACTACTTTTGTTAAACATTTTATTTGTAGAGGAAATACTTACAGTCAAAATGATATAAGTGTTGATATGTATATAGCAGGATATTGCAACACAACAGCTGCAATTGATGGAGTTCAGTTTTCAATGAGTTCTGGAAATATAGATTCAGGTACAATCAAACTCTATGGAATAAAGGATAGCTAATGAGTATTGTTAAACTAAATAATAGAGGGGTCAGATCAGTAACCGCATTTGGTAGTCTTACCAGTGGTTCTATGGTTCCTATTAAAAAATTAACTGCTTCTAGTTCTGCAACCTTATCTTTTGTTGATGGTGCTTCAGATGTTGTTTTAGACAATACTTACAAGGAATATGTGTTTGTTTTTAATAATATACACCCAGCAACGGATAGTGTATCATTTCAATTTAATTTGTCTATTGATGGTGGCTCAAATTATAATGTAACTAAAACCACCACTGAATTTAGTGCTTATCATAATGAAGGTGATAGTGCTACTGCTCTTGGTTATAATGCTGTAAATGATTTAGCACAATCTACAAACGATCAAAAATTATCTTCTTCTAATTTAGGTAATGGTAATGATGAGGCTTTTGTTGGCACTTTACATTTATTCAATCCAAGTTCTACAACTTTTGTAAAACATTTTATTTCAAGAGTTTCATTTTATCATGATTCTGATTATGCCATTGATGGTTTTATCGCAGGATATGGTAATACAACATCAGCAGTAGATGCTGTAATATTTAAAATGTCTAGCGGCAATATAGATGCTGGGACAATAACACTTTATGGAATTAATTAATAATAATAAGGAGAAACAATGCCAAGATATCATAATATAAATGGTGAGAGGGTACAGTTCACAGCTGAGGAAGAAGCTGCTAGAGATGCCGAAGAGGCTGCTTGGGAAGCTGGTGCTTTAGGAAGAGCACAGGCTAACCTTAGATCTAGAAGAAATCAACTACTAGCTGAGACTGACTTCTATGCTTTATCTGATGTTACTATGTCGGATGACATGAGAACGTACAGACAGGAGTTAAGAGACCTGCCTGAGGGTAAAGACACTGTTGAGAAATGTAATAATGCTACGTTCCCAACTAAACCATAATGGCTCGAAAGTTTAAGTCATTTGAGGAAAGACCTAAACCTAAGAAGAGACCAAGGGTACATAAAAAAAATAAAAATAAATCAGAGAAACGAATGTTTAAAAAATATAATCGACAGGGGAGATAATGGCGACAACAGACGCACCAAATACAACTACACTACCTGAAGCGGCTCTTCAGCCGACAATGACAGAGCAGGATAAAAGTCGTAAGGTTATATCAGTTATTGATACATTACTTACAGCACCCACTGCTCCTACAGGTACTACAGTAACACCAACTTTACAACAGGTGCAAACTGGTGAGACTATGGCAACTCCAGGTTTAACTGGCACAGTTGTAGCACCAACACCAACACCTGGAACTACTCCAACAATATCAAATATAACAGCACCTACAGCCACACAGACGGCTGCACAGACGGCTGCTACACCTTCTGCTATGACAGCAGCACAAGTTGCGGGAACTACTCCTACAATGACAGCTGCACAGGCAACAGGATTAACAGCACCAGCAGTTGCTGCTACGGGTACTATAGATGCTGATGCTACAGTTAGGGGTCAGTTAGCAAAGATTAATCAAGATATTGAAACATCATTAAATACTGGATCTGCATTACCAGCATATCTAAGGGGTGTTGCAAAAGCTACACAGACTGCTATGTCACAGCGTGGATTAAGTTCTAGTAGTATGATGGCTGAGGCATTAGCAGATGGTTTATTAACAGCTTCTATTCCAATAGCACAAGCAGATGCTGAGACATATAAGCAGATGATATTCCAAAATCTTAACAATAGACAACAGGCTGCTATAACAAATGCTAATAGTTATTTCCAAATGGATATGCAGAACTTGTCAAACAATCAACAGGCAAGTTTACAAAATTTAAATGTAAGACAATCATTCTTACTATCAGATCAAGCTGCACAGAATGCTGCAAGACAATTTAATGCAACTAGTGAGAACCAGGTAAATCAATTCTATTCTAATCTAGCAGCACAGATAAACGAACAGAATGCGGCAAGATCGGATGCTATGAATCAGTTTGCAGTGGCAGAGAATAATAAGATATCTGCTCTAAACTCACAGAATAAAATAGCTGTTGAGAAAGCTAACGCAGATAGAGCACAGGTATTAAATCAGTTTAATGCAACTGTAGAGAATCAGAGACAACAGTTTAATCAACAGAATCAGAGAGTGATAGACCAATCAAATGTTGAATGGAGAAGAACAATCAATACAGCTAATACAACAATAACTAATGCTGCCAACCAATTAAATGCACAGAATCTTCTAAATCTATCTAACTTTGCATTATCAGCTTTGTGGCAAGGATGGAGAGATGAGGCTGCTTGGGTTAATACATCATCACAGAATGCGGAGAGTAGAGCACATAATCTAGCAGTAGCTGCACTAGAGAGAACTACAAGTCTAGATCTAGCAGATTCAAATAAAACATCATCCTTACTACAATTACTTGGTAAGTTTGGTATAGCATTAGTATCAGGAGATTAATATATGTCATTTTTTTCAAGAATAGGAGATATAACATCATCAGCAATAAGTAGTGTTGGTTCATTTTTTAGTGGTGATAAATTTAAAACAGTTAAAACTATAGCAGAGGGTGCTAGTGATGTAATAGGTGCAATGAGAACGGCAGCTGGTAAGGTAGATTTATCAGAGCCACCAGCTGGATTAGTAAATCCAAATGTAGGTCTTTCTGGTAGAATGTCAGGAACATCTAGATCAAGAGCAGGTACACCATCATTTGGAGATATAGGTGAAGCTACTTACTATAAATACGCACAGTTACAGAATACTATCAGATATTTATATGGAACTAAATCTAGATACAAAAGTATAGCGAAGGATAGATCATAATGGAACTAGATAAATTAATAGAAAAATTTAAGAACGAACAATTAGAAGAACCTACAGAATATGTAGAACCATCTGATAATAGATTTGATGCACCTGTGCCTGGTCAATCATTAACAGATGAGCCTGGTAATTATCCCTGGGAACATCCACCTCAAAGAGCAACTGTTGAGGAAGCACTAGATGAGATATATGAATCTTTGATGCAAGAGAAAAATATGAAAAGAATGTTTACTCTTCTAAGAATGGGTATACCAGTTGAGGCATTAGTTAAGGTTATTACATTCTCAGGATTTATAGAGGGTAAATATACAGTTGATGTTGCTAAATTATTAGAACCAATTGTAGCCATGATTATAACTGGTGAGGCAACACTAGCAGAGATACCAGCCAAGATAAATTTAGATGATGCAGAGGATACTGATTTCTTCAAAGAGATGGCTGATAGAAAGTATGATATGAAATTAGATAAAGAGGATAAAGATAAACAAATGGAAATGCCTATGGAAGCACCTGCAAATGTAGCAGGGTTAATGGCAAGAGGAGAGTAAGATGGGAATATTCAAAGATTTTGCAACAAGTGGTTATGGTGATTTTACTGTTGGTGCACTAAGTGGATTAGCAGAACAAGGTAGATTAGATTACGAAAAAAATGTTATGTTCGCACAAGATTCATTGAATAAGGAAAGTGCAGCATTTGCAGAGACAGAATTAGCTTTCAAGAATAAAAAAGAGATAACTAATATAATAGCAAACAATCCATTAGCTTTCGGTATCACAGCCACAGCTGATCTAAATGCTAATCAGATAGCAGATAGATTAACTAATAAAATATTTAATGAGCAACGAAGTATATTTGAAAATACTGATATAAATAAAGTTAAAATGGGTGTTGCGAAATATCTAACAAGACCAGGTAACCTCGGAGAGGGTGTAGAACTGACAAGTCCTTATATACCATCAGAGGATCTATTTCAAGCAGAGAAAGATAAACATGCAGCTAGATTATCAGAGATAAGTAAAACACCTAAAGTAGATAAACTATTAATGAATATACAGGAGGCAGAGGAAAGTATTGCTACACCAGAAGCTATAACAGATTCATTAACCAAAGTAGCTAGTATAACTGCAAAAGGTTATGGTATATTAAATACATTCCCAGGTACGGAACTAGGTGATACTAATTTAAAATTTGCACAAACTAATATTATTGTTGCTAATGCTAAGGCTGCATTTCCAAATGATGCAATTGCAAGGGCTAATTTTATAGATAAAAAATTATATGATAATAATATTGATCCTATGAAAGCAATCCAGTTTCAAAATCCAGTAACATTTAAAGCAATGTCAAAAGTATTAGATGCACAGGGTAATGCGTTAGCTGGTCAAGTAGCACAAAAAACTAATGAAATGGCACAAGCTAAAACTGATGAAGAGAGAGTAATTATACAAAATTCTCTTAATCAAATTATAATGCAACAATATGCATTAATAAATTCATACTCACAATCAGCACCAGTGGCTATGGCTGGTAGAGATGCATCTAAAGTAGGTAAAATAAAAGAACCTGAAACTGGGGCAGAACCAGAAATAGAAACAAAAGAACCAAGAGTAGAACCTAAGGCAACTCCTCAAGAATTAGAGAAAGATCTGATGGAGTTAGATGAGGGAGAGAGAATTAGTCCATTACAAGCTAGATTTAAATTTAATGATATTGATCAAAGATATCTAGTAGATCAGTGGAAGAAAAATTACCAGAGTAAAAATAAAACTATTGAAGGTTTAAGTGCTAATATTAGATTACTTCTAGGCACTAATGATATGCCACAGGAAGCAGCTGATCAGATAAATCAAGTTGCAAATGCATTTGATGGAGATAGAGGATTTAACAGAAATCAGATAGCAGAAATGTTAAGTGCTATTGGTTTTATAGAATCTAAATATGAAACTAAAGTACAGCGTGAAGGTGGACCTGCTAGATCATACTGGCAAGTAGAACCTAAAACTGCAGCAGATATGTTGAAACAAAATCTAAGTGCTATGAAGACTGGTAGAAGTCCTTTAATGGGTCAGAACTTCGAGAACTTATTTAAGAGTAAATACTCTGAAGCTATAGGTAATAGAACCGCACTAGAATACTTTGCATCTTTGAATGAGAAACAATTACAACAATTACTATTAGAGGATGGTTTATTTGCTGCTGCAATGGCTGCACATAAAGTTGTCTCAACATTTGATCCTTACGGCTCAAGAGAAGCATAACATATGGATATACAAACCTTAAATAAGGAGGAGTTTGATAATCTCCATCCTTCGATGAAGGATTATCTTATTGCAGGTACGGATCTCAATCCGTATGGTAGCAATATAGTCACAGAGAAGAACTTCTTTAATATGAATCTATTCTCTGCTGATCCATACAGTTTAGATCCTAATCTATCCGAGAGAACAGAGAAAGCTAGAGAAGATATTAATTATCTTGCAGAGGGATTTAAAACAGGACTATCACATGGTGCAGAATTATTTGCTAGTATACCTGGTGGTCTTGATAGATTCTATGATTGGGGTAGAAAGACATTAGGTTTCGAGCCTACAACAGATAGTATATTTGATTATGCTGAACAATATCTAAAAGATGTAGCACATGATATTGGTCCAGAATTTAAAAGAGATTTTATAAGACCAGAGGGATTTGTAGATAATTTCTGGTATGGTCTAGGTCAGGCGATACCCACTATAGCAAGTTATATACCTTTTATAAGAGCAACAGCAATGGCTGGTAAGGGATTACAGGCTATACAAGGTGTAGGTAAATTAGCTAAAACAGCTAGAGGAACTGGTAGATTTTTATCTGCTGGTAGTTCTTTACCTGCAGGTATAGCAATAACTGATATGACCCGTGAGATAGACGATGGTAAATTAGGTGATATAGCTATCGCAGGTGCTTATGGTTATGGTACTGGTAAGATATTAAACATTGCTAATAAATTAAACATCCTTCCTAGAATGGCTGGTTTAGGTGCATTTGGATATTTAAGTGCAGGATGGGAAGCAGATCATGATGAGAGATTAGCATCCGCAGCTGTATGGGGTGTGTTAGGTATAATGGGTCCATTAGCTGAAGGTAAAACTATCAAAAGACAATTATCAGATGTAGAGATACAAACTAAACAGCTGATGGGTTTAATGGAGAAACCTACATTATTAAAAGATGCAATATCACAGAAGACGTTAGACATTAAAGAGGCTCAGAAATTTGCTAGAGATTTTCCTGCAGCCACTGATAAAGGTGTAATGCAACAGGCAGCACAGGTTAGTAAGTTAGAGAAAGAATTAGTAGCATTAGAGAAAGCACAAGCTAAGAATAGAGAAGAACCTGCTAGAAGTATACTAGCAGAGAATATGTTTAGAAATGATGTTATAATCAGAGAACATAAAAATATATTAAGAGATTCTGAACAAGCTATAAAATTTGAGGAATCTAATGCTAAGAGAGTTGAAGAGGGTAAAGAACCATTACCAACTCCAGAGAAATTTATAGATAAGATCATGTCGGCAGAACAAGTTGCTAAACATGAGAAATTTATTAAAGATCTAGAATTAGAGAATGCAGCATATGGTAAGATAGTCTGGACAAATAATAATTATAACAAAGCTATCTTTGGATTTGATAGAAGACCAACCGAGTTATTTAAACAGGATATGTATAATAAGGATGGCACTGCCAAATATAAAGATATGAGAGATCAAACATTTCCAGATTTTTTACAGTTTAGAGATGGTCAACAAACAACTGGTGCTGCAATGTTAATACCAAATAAATTTATAGATCATCCAGTTGTAAAATATGTTAATGATCAGATAGCAATCAATAAACAAAAAACAGAAACTATTGTTGAGATGATTGCGTATGATCCTATCCTACGTGCTGATTCAGTATTTGCTCCAGGTAAAAGTAAAGCAGAATCTTTTGGTGATTATACTATGAAACTACAAGGTGCAGCTGAGGCTGTTAAACTTGTAGGTATGAGAAAAATTAAATCAGATGGTGGTGGACTAACTAAATATACTTTACTAAGACAAAAGAATCCAGATAAAGCTGCAACATTAGTTGATGCTATATGGAAGATAGAGAAAGATAAACTTAGAGAAGCTAAAAAAAATAAAGAGGATTATTCTACTAGAATAGATCTAAATGAGGGTATCAGAAGAGAAGCAAGAAAAGAATTATCCGAAGCAGATATAAGAAGAATAGAAGAACTACAGCAATCTAAAACACCTGAGAATAGAACAGAGATAGACCAAGATATAAATTTAATTAGAGGTTCTGATCCTTTTATACCTGTGAAAGAGGGTGGATTTAAATACGAGGTAACTAATAAAGAATTACAAACTAAGTATAAGTTTGATACTGAGATGATTAATATCTACAGAGAACTTAGAGGTGTGGTAGATAAGACTGTAGATATATATAATAAAGCTGTAAAAGAAAATAAAGCTGATGGTCTAGAGCCAATACAGAAAATACCTAATTATTTTCCACACATATTCCAGGGTGATTTTGTAGTATTTGTTAAGAAATGGTCTGGTGATAAGAAAGGTTACAGACCAATAGATGCACCAGGTGTTGGTAATAAAGCATCTGCTAATGCACTTAATAAATATTTAAAAGAAGAATATGATGCAATAGATGTTACAGGAACTAAATTTAATAATAGAAAAAGATTATCTAGTGATTATGTTGTAGAGACTGTAATGAGAGAAAGACAGAAACCTGGTAATGAGGCATTCCATGCGTTCAATGAATTATTTACTAGATTCGAATTAACAGATGAGGCTTTTCTAAAAGTACAGGATAGAATAGATAAGATAAGACAACAAGCAGGATTTAAAAAATTCTCACTACAACGTATAGGTGTTGATGGTTATCTTGGCAGTAAATTAAATTCTAGAGAATACATATTACAAAAAACTCCAGGATTTAAAAATTTATCAGAAAAAAATATAAATACTAGACAGGCAGCACAGTTCGAGACTGCTATACTACAATACCTACAAGGTGGTATAGAGTCTGCTTCTAGAATAGAATTTAATAAAAAATTAGGTCAGATATTAAATCAACCTACAATAGTATCAGATGGTAAGGGTGGTACTAGAAAAACTGCACTTACAAAAGATTATCCAGTTGCAACACGATTAGCAAATGAGATTAAAGGTAACGCATTTGGTGAGATACAATCTAATAAATTTGTAGAGAAGATGTCAGAAATAGGATCTGACTACATAGGTAAAAGTGGTTTAACTAAGATACTTGGTGGTGCTAACCAGGTAACACTTAATGCTAAACTATTATTTGGTAATATGAGATTCTTATTATCTCAGGTATTTCAACCATACCACATGATATTTCCTAGATTAGTAGACTTACAATATAAAGGTTTTGATAAAGGACAAGTTGCATTATCACAGGTAAAAGCATTCAAAGATCTATTAATGCCTAATAAAGAGATGCGTGAAGTTCATGAGTTCATGTATAAGAATGGTGTTGTAGATCAGAAATTTCTAAACGAGGCTGCGGCTGATATAAAAGGTTTTTCACCTAAAATTAAATTACCAGGTAAATTAAAAGATCCTGCGGGTAGAAGAGTATTTGATTTTGGTAGAATACTAAAAATTGTTACACTACAGGATTTTGCAGGTAAGGCAGAACAGGTTAGTAGATTAAATGCATCACTTATGTTCTATAACTTCTTTAGAAGTGCAGGTAAAAATAAAGAACAAGCTATGGAGATGGCTGCATATAATGCTAACAAGTATATGGTTGAGTATAATTATCTAGAACAACCAGGTATATATGGCAGCAGAGGTTTAGGTGCTATAGGTAAACCATTTGGATTATTCAAAACATTCCAACATAATTATCTAGCACAACTAGCACAGTATATAACTACAGCTAAAGAAACAAAACAAACAGCTGGTCTAGTCGCATTTATGACACAGATGGTATTTGCTGCAGGTGTATATGGTGTTATAGGTTTTGAATCAGCAGAAAGAATATTAAGAATACTATCACCAACTGTAGAAAAATTTACGGGTAAACCTTTACCATCACTAACAGAAACAATATTAACTAGTAGCTTACCAGGTGTGGTAAAATATGGTGCACCATCATCAGCACTAGGTATAGATCTAACTGCTACACTAGCAGCACCAGGTGTTAATATAGGTGATCTTATTAGTGTACCCGCACTAGATTATCTAGGATTAAATCCATTAAATGGTTTTGCAGAAGGTAAGGGTAGAGGTATAATACCAACAGGTTTTAAACATATAATAAATAGTATAGCCAGTGATAGTGCAGAAGAGAAGAGAGAATCATGGGTTAAATTTTTATCAGCAATAGCACCTAGTTCTATGCAAGGTAAAGTAGAACAATACTATAATGATTTACCTAGAGATTACTGGAGATATTGGCTTCCATCAACAGAATTTAAAGATGCACATAGCACGGGTACATACGAGAATGTAGTAAGAAATCCTTTCAAGAGAGGTAGAGGTCAGATAAAAAGAACATTTGCAGATTGGAGAGCAAGAACATTCGCATCATATTCCATAGAAGAGAAAGAGGCACTTAAATTAGTTTATGTGACTACTAGATTAAAAAGAAATCTTAGAGATGATATAAGTGGTTATCTAACTGCAGGTGCACAGCATCTAATGAAAGAGGGTTTTGTACCTCTATATATCATAGATAGATTAAAAAACTATGGATTAAGTTTTGATCAGATATGGGAGAGAGTAACAAACAGGGCAGATCTAATGAATACAACTATTCTAGATAGATTAATTAAAAAAACAAACGCATTACAATATAACGATAGGATCGGTAAACTGAGAGAGATGGCAACATCTAGAGGTTTCCAACTAGATTAATGGCTAAACAACCTAAAACAACTAGTGAACACATAATATCTCTATACGGATATATCACAGGATTGAAAAGGGAAGTTAGTAGTATAAAAAATAATCATCTAAAACATATGCATGAGGATATAGATAAACTGCATGGTAAGATAGATAAGTTATTATATGCTATATTAGGTGGTTTAGGTGCGACAATACTAACACTAATAGGACTATTTACGTAATGGACAAAAGACAGAAAACTGATACAATAGTAATACATTGTACACAAACTCCAAAAGATATGGATATTGATGTAGATAAAGTTACACAATGGCACAAAGATCGTGGGTTTGATACAATAGGATATCACTATCTAATTAAACGAGATGGCACTTTACAGATAGGAAGAGATGAGGATGTCACGGGTGCACATGCGGTGCAAGTTAATGGCACATCAATAGGTGTAGCATTAGTAGGAGGAGGCACACCTAGTATGGGTTGGGAGAATAACTTTGAATCCGTACAGTTTAAAACATTGAAAAATATAATATTAAAATTAAAAGATAAGTATAATATAGAAAAAATAATAGGACACTATCAAGTTGATGACAAAAAAGAATGTCCATCATTTGATGTTCCAGGATGGTTAGAAGAAAATGGCTTGGTTTAGTTTAGCAAAGATGGCTCTACAGGCTGGTGGTAAAATATATGCCAACAGACAGAGAGCAAAAGTAGCAATGTCAGATGCACAATTATTACATGCAGAGAGACAAGCCCGAGGTGAGGAGGCTTACCAGGGTAAATTATTAGAGGCAAGACAAAACGACTATAAGGATGAATTTGTTCTCGTAATTATCTCAGCCCCCATAATTGTGTTAATGTGGGCTGTCATGTCAGATGATCCCGCAGCTATGGAGAAAGTAAAACTATTTTTTGAGTATTTCCAATCACTTCCCAGCTGGTTCACAAATTTATGGATTCTTGTCGTGGCTAGTATTTTTGGTATAAAGGGCACACAGATATTCCGTAACGGAAAAAAATAATGTCTGAGAACAGTTCTGAATTATTAAACGAATACAAGGAACAGATTCGTATACTTCGACAAGAGGTAGCTGAATTACAGGATGCTGGTAAATCTAAGGATGCAGCTAACAAGAGATGTTTACAAAAATTAGAACATACAAATAAAGATTTAGAAGACGCAATTGAAAAAATAAAAAAACTGGAGGAGAAGAATGATAAAGAAGATATTAGAAAAGATAAAAAATCTTTGGGATAAATTCGTTGCCTGGCTTTTTAGTTGGCAAAAGTGAAATTATCTCTAATACTTATTTTATGCTCTGCAATACAAGCTACATGTATGCCTCCAATGCATACTGGTTTAGAATATAATAATTGGCATGATTGTATGATTGCAGGTTATACACAATCTAAAGAATTTCTAAAAACATCTGGACCAGATCAGGTAAATGAAAATCAAATATATGTTAAGTTTGTTTGCCTTGAAAACATAGAGGAAGAGAATACATAATCAATGACTAAACCAACTAGATTTTTTAAATGGGTTGTTAAACTGAGAATGTGGTATGCAGATATCAGAGGACACCATGGTAAGAAATGGGATTATGAACCTAGCGATCATTATATGGGGAGAAAGAAATGAGTAAAAAACCACTAAATATTTCAGAAGAAGCAGCTGTGCAAATGCCGATGAAGACGGTTGCTAGTTTGATCGCAATGATCGCAGTCGGAACGTGGGCTTATTTCGGTATCCATGAAAAATTAAATCAGCATTCAACAAAGATAGAGTTGATGACAAAAGATTTAGAACAAAATTCAGAGTTTAGAATTAAATACCCAAGAGGTGAATTAGGTCAATCAAGTGGAGAGGCAGAATTATTTATGTTAGTAGAACACTTAGCAGGTGTTTTAGAAGAAGTAGATAAGGAAGTAAAGAGCATGAGAAACAATGCAGTTAATATAGAATTTTTAAAAGATAGAACAAAAAAACTTACAGAAGATGTAGAAAAATTAATTAGAAAAAATGGAGCACACTAATGGTTGAATTAGTTTTTGCATTATTACTTATACAAGATCATAAAATTATAGAACATCGTTATCACGAGTCATTATCAAAATGTCTCAATGCTAAACGTTATGCTATGAAAGATAAAAGTAGTAAAGATAGGGTTGTATACAAATGTATAAAATCCAAGGCAAACGTAGAAGTATACATGGGTGAGAAAAAAATACTATCTTTAATAATGGATTAAGTGAAAACAATTATAAGAAATTTATCTTATCTAAATAATTTTGCAAAAATGTTAAGAGATGCAAGATTTAAGCAACACAGATTAAACAGTAAAAAAATATACAATAGAAAAAAATATAACATAAAAAAATTAAAGGATTAAAATATGTATTTAAATGCTAATATACCCCCGATAGAATGTTATGTAAGAGGTAATTATCTAAGAGATCAGAAAGATTCTCATGATAAATACTTCGAGTGTGTTGTATTTGGTTTTACATCTATACCAAAACAAGTGCCTTTATTTCATTATATGATGACAGATGGTGGTATCTGGTGGAGAGCACCCATATCTGCATTCTGTAAGAAACCTGGTGTAAAAGAATTACCACTAAATGAATTAATGTTATGGGATTCATTTAGTTATAATGTAAGTGTTACTAGATTTTATCAGTTACAGGGATGTAAGATGATATATACATCTAGAAGAAAAAAACAAAGAGAAGGCACATATCTATTTACAATAGATTGGTGTGCAGGTGATTATAACGAATTAGATTTTGGTTACGCAGAGAAACCAGATCAACATAAATGTGGACATGTAATAGAATTAGATGATGGTAATTATGCTATACAACCTAATAATAGGTTAAGGATATTTGATCCATCTATGGCAGCTGATCCAAGCAAACCTCTCATACATAGATTAGTTAATACTAGAATATGGTCTGTGGAAGACACATCTAAATGGATAACTGACGAAAACGAAGAAGGCAGTTATGACTATGATTATAAGGAGATAAAAAATGGCGAAGAAAAAGTCGACAGTAAATAAAGCAGGAAACTATACAAAACCTGGTATGAGAAAGCGAATGTTTAATCAAATCATGGCTAGTTCAAAGGGTGGAAAACCTGGACAATGGTCAGCAAGAAAAGCCCAGATGTTAGCTAAAAAATATAAGGCAGCTGGTGGTGGATACAAGTAATGTTAAAATTTATTAAAAAAATTCTAGGTATAGATAACTTAGAATATAAAATTAGATTACTTGAAAGAAAAAATTATTGGAGAGATAAATATAAAGTATGGTTAAGAAAATAAAAAAAGTAGCTAAGGCTCTAAAAAAAGCATCTGCTCTACATAAGAAGCAGAGTAAAGTTATTGAAAAACATATTAAAGAAATGAAATCTTATGGCAAAAAAAAGAGATCCTAAAGTAGGCACAGGTAAAAAACCTAAAGGATCTGGCAGGAGACTTTACACAGATGAGAATCCTAAGGATACTGTTGGAATTAAGTTTGCAACTCCTGCTGATGCTCGTAAGACTGTTGCGAAAGTTAAAAAGATATCTAAACCATTTGCACGAAAGATACAGATATTAACTGTTGGTGAGCAAAGGGCAAAGGTTATGGGTAAAACACAGGTGGCATCTATATTTAAGAAAGGCAAAGAAAGTATAAGAAGAGGGAGAAAAACATAATGGCACTTGCAAAAAGTCAAAGGAGTTTGAAAGCATGGGGAAAACAGAAATGGAGAACGAAATCTGGCAAGAAGTCTTCGGAAACTGGGGAACGATATTTGCCAGAGAAAGCTATCAAGAGTCTATCCGCTGCGGAGTATGCGGCAACGACAAAAGCAAAACGGCAAGGAACAAAAAAGGGCAAACAACATGTGAAGCAACCCAAAGGGATTGCAAAAAAAACAGCTAAATATAGGAGATATAGCTAATGATGTATGGAAAAATGAAACCAATGAAAAATAAAAATGGTAAGAAAAAAGTTACTGGTAACAGAAAAAAGTTAGACATGGACAAAGATGGTAAATTAACTAAAAGAGACTTTGCTATGTTAAGAAACAAAAAGAAAAAGAAAGCATAATGAGAAAAGGACTATACGCTAACATCCATGCTAAAAGAAAGCGTGGTGGTAAGATGAGAAAGAAAGGTGCTAAAGGTGCACCCACTGCCGCCCAGTTTAGAAGAGCAGCGATGACAGTTAAGAAAAAATAATGGTAGCAAAGAAATATCAAAACCCCTCGGGTGGATTAAATGAAGCAGGTCGTAGGTATTTCAAAAGAACGACAGGTGCTAATTTAAAAAGACCTAGTAAGAAAGTCGGTAATAAAAGACGTGCTAGTTTCTGTGCTCGTATGAAAGGGATGAAGAAAAAATTAACCTCTGCTAAAACTGCTAATGATCCGAATTCAAGAATTAATAAAGCACTTCGTGCTTGGAATTGTTAGTTTATTATTATTACACGGAACTATGGATCAATATGGAAAACATAGAGATTTCTTAAAGAAGATAAGAAACGTACAATCTCAATACAATCCAGACTCATTCGAAGCTAAACTTGATGAAGATTTTATCATGACAATAGCTACAGCTGAAACAGGAAATTTTAATTTTGAAGGTGCTGATACTCCCAAAAGAGCAAATAATTTTTTTGGTATACAAGCACAGGGAAATGAAAATTTTATACTATCCCAAGATCCAAATAAAAAAGCTAAAGTTAGAGTATTTGATAGTCCAGAAGATAGTATAAAAGGGTTTTTAGAACTTATGAAAACAGGATCTAATTTTCAACAACTTAGAGAATCTATAGCAAGAGGTGATGATACTATAAATTACTTTGATTACTTAGATAAATACGCTGAAAAAAAAGATTATACAGAATTTTTAAAAGATGTTTATATTACTAGAGTTTTAGATTTCATGAATCCAAGAGATGATACAGGTAAATTAATTTTACCTACTAGAAAACCCATGAAATCTCAAATGAATAATCTAAAATAAAAAAGGGGAGCCATAAAGACTCCCCCACACAGGCAACAACAAGACACTTAGAGTTTTACTCTAGGTGTCTTTTTTTTTGGTCTGATTGATACAATGATCTATCACCCCATCTTTTTGTCCAGAGATAACTATTAAATTTAGAAGTACATCTCTCAACAAAATCTATAATTCTATTATGCCAAAACATCTTTCTAAATTTTTTGTATAAGTTGTTTGATATCATCTTCTAACTTTCTCCCAATAGAATTAGCATGGTTTATTATAGCGGCACATAGATTACCATGATATGGTAAGCCCTTTAATGCTTCTCTTATTTTACCTACAGGCTTACCACCATAATCAATAACTATACTATTCTTCTCATTTAAACCTATCTTTAGTTCAAACAATAGACCAGTGTATTGATTAGTTTTATTTTTTTCCGACATCTTTCCCTCCATCTGTATTTACAGGTGTAAGTGTAGATAGAGAGTTCATAAGTTTAACAACCTCACCATAAGGTCTTGTCATCAAGTATCGCATAATATCCATTAGTTTCTCAGAATCTATATGATACATTCTAGGGGTAGGTTTTTGTGTTTCTTTCTTTTCTTCAGCCATCTGTCCTCCTATTAAAATGGTATATCATCCTCATTAGGATAATGTGTATCTATTGCTTTTATTTTATCAGTTGCACACGTTATTGCTGACAGTTGTTTATCTATCTCTTCAGCAAACTGTGGATGTTCACCTATACCTACAGGTTTATCTAGGTATATTTGTATTGTAGCTTTTGCTATATCTACTTCTGCCTCGTATTTCTTTTTTAAGGCATCTAATATATCTCTACTCATTACTCTGCTCCTTTTAGTTTATAGTATTTATTTTCAATTAAATCCTCATCATCTAGATATGGATTACTTTTTGCTTCTTCCGACTCTCTTGCATCTCGTATTGTTTGGTTTAGAGTTCTATTCTTAACTATACAATTAGATACAAAATCTTCTACTTCCATTACTGCTTTCTTAACTTGACCCATTACTAACCTCCTTAACTAATCTATTTAAGTACCACTGAGCCTTATGTAGATCTTCTAATGGCTCTCCTTTAAATTTATATCTAGCAACATATTTTAATATATTACCTTTGAGATACCCATGAAACTCATCACCTGTCATGCAATCACTAATAACATCTATGGTTTCTTTTTTACCATGTAGATAGTGCTGTGGTGCATTAACATTATCATATGTTATTTCATTCTCATATGACATATCTTGTCCATGATCTTTTTTATGAGTATATGTACGTTTATCTTTTACCATATTCCCTCCTAACAGTTTTTATATCAATTAACTCCATATTATAATTACCATCTTTAACTTCTCGTTTAATAATTAAACCACTCCACCACATATGCTGAGTATCTCTAGCAAAATGTTCTGCATGATTTAAATAGCATCCTGCAGATAAAGCATGTAACTTTTTACCATTAGGTAATGTTGATACTGCATAATCTAATAGATGACTATGACCTACTGTAGCAGAAACCTTATGCTTTGTCAATATACTTCTAGCAATATTTTCACCAGATATAGCAGATCCCATAATACCAGATGGTAAATGATGAGAATAATGCACACCATCTACAACTTTTATAGATTTATATCTAATTTCTTGCCAACCATATTTTTTGAATCGTAGATCATCTATACTTATAGATCCTTCTAACTCTGGATTATCTTCTACAAATCTATCAATCCTGTCCTCGTGATTACCATGAATCATAATCTTTTTAGGTTTATGATTACCTAATCCTTTATTAAATAAAGATAATGCTTCATGTGAATGTTCCATATCTTTCTGATATCTTCTACCTTCAAAAGATTTTTTACCTCTATCATAAGAGGATAAAGAATCCATACTACAAAAGTCACCCATACATACCACATGGGAAACTTTATAATCTGCTGCTAATCTACCTGCCCACAGAAATCTATCATTGTTTGCTTTAGGTGTACAATGAGGGTCACCTATAACTAAGTGCGTTGCCATTAGTTTAACTCCTTATCACGTTTCATTTTTAAATATTCAAGAAAATCAATAACATTAGATTCATCATCAAATTCTGCAATAGAACTAGCTGTTAAATCTTGTTTATTTTTTTTCTTGTCTTCAGCATAGCCACGTAGACCCCATAAAAAAGTTGAGTGGGGATCAGTGGTTGCCATTTTTATCATGCCTCTAGCTATTGTAGAACATAATTCATATTGTTCTGTAGACATTTTTGAATTACTATCCATCATAATGCTACAATTAAAACCTTTTTGCCAAGGTGAAACAATTACCTTAACTGAATTAATATAATTTATTTTATCTGATTTTTTCATATCCAATACCTATCATGGTTTTCTTTGTTATATTCTAAAACTTTATGTTCATAATTTCTTTTCATACTTTTTCTACCAAACTCATTAGCTTCATCTTCTTTATCAAATATTACGTTAGTAAACAATTTGTAGTCTTTATCTTTTTTATTTTTAAATACTACAAAGTATAACATAATAAAGAGTTGGTGGCAAGTAGACCCCTCAAACTACTAACCACCTGCCTCCATAGCCTCATCCTTTTTAGGATTATTGACTTCTGTATACCAAACCCACTTAGGATTCTTACCTTTTGATTGTTGCTGAGGTAATAATTGTAATTTATCTTTACCCCAACAAGGTAATTTGTATGGGCAATAAGAACATACAAAACCTAAAACCCTGTTACCAGTAGGTTTACTTCTAAAAGTTTCCGCAACATCATCATAACATTTCTTAAAAGGTTTATTTTCTTTTAATGCTTTATAATTTTTTTTAGCAGATGTTAAAGCTGCTTTCTTATGTTGCTCTACAGATGCAGGTGTTTCACAAACTGTCCATTCACCTGTAGATTTATTTATAGCTATCCAACCGCCAAAATCTTTTTGTTGGCTTTCTCCATATAAAAAACCCTGTGACGCATAGCCAAATGAATCTTCTCTAATAACTTCTTCAAATCCACCTGCCTCTCCAAACTTTTTTTCAAATGAATATGGTGATGCACTTTTAATATCCCAAACTTTTCCATCAATCTCAACGTCTTGTCTACCTTCAATTTTATCTCCATTAAATTTATAAATTACTTTTTTTTGTTCATTCTTTATATCAACACCTGCAGATTTCATAATCAATATAGCTAATGCTTCTATTATATCACCAAATGTATTTCTCATTTTAACATTATAAGGTTGCCCTTCACCCTTTATACCTTTAGCCTCCATCTGTAATTGGCAAAGAGGTCTACCTATATTAGACATTCTAGGTTCAAACTTATCCCGTCTTTCATCTTCAAATTGTTTTAGTAAGGCACTTTTACATGCCTCACCAAACTCTTGAACCAACTTACTATCTAGCTTTACAGGAGACTTAGATACAGTGTCAAGATATCGTTGAACTTTTAGTAGTATATTATTCATTATGTAGATAATATTTTCTCTGGTGCAGTATCATTAACTTCCTCAACTACCTCTGCATCAATTTTATCTTTACCATTTAACTTACTACTTTTAGCTTTGTTATATGCAGCTATTACTTCATCGTTTTCCTCGTTTATAGAGTCTTGAAATACTTTTAAAGTTTCCATATCCATATCAGATAACTGTAAGTTTTCCTCTGCATTAACCTGTATTTCTGGTACATAAAATACATTACCGCCTTTTTTCTGTCGCTTAGTGTTTAATGTAAAAGTACAATTAAACATAAGTTTCTTTCTTTTTTTCAACTGATCAAGTGCCGCACTTACAGGGGAGAAAGCAGTACCAGTTACTCTATAGAGTATAGGTAGATTTTCTACATTGTGTGCATTACCTTGCGCAGTTTTACCATTATTAAATGATAGCAAACCATAAACAAGTTTGTAACATCTAATAGTTCTCTGCCTCTCTAACTCCTCTGGAGTCAGTGTTGATCTATCTTTAAAAGGGATCTTACCACATCTTGTACCACCGAGTATATCTATGGCTTCTTCTTTCCAACTTTTAAATATAATAGATCTATTTACATACTCACCTTTGTCCGCATCATAGTGCATGTATTGCATCGCACTTATGAAAGGTCTAAATGTAACTGGTTTACCAAAAACATTTTGACCAACATTCTGATCGTATGTATAGAAGTGACCTACAGGTAATTGATTACCATCGTCATCTTCTGGTGTGCGATTGATCGCTAACCTAGGTATATTTGTACCCATGTTAGATCCATCGTCTTGTCCGATGACTTGCATTATCTGCTCATCAGACATTCCTTTTATGTTTACTAAGTTATTATCAGACATATTGTCCTCCTATTTTATTTTTATTGTATATCATATTTTGAAAAAAAATCAATAAAAAAATAAACTTAATGTCAAATATATCATTAAAAATATAACGCATAATGTCGCACACCCACATAGGTATGTAAATAATTTAGCTAACATATTCTAGTTTCTCCTTTTACTATTTTTATTTCTAAACCATCTGTCTCAGCAAAGTATTTCCACTCTGAAAAGAACTCATGATTATTGTCGATGTATAGTGTAGTTGGATCTATCATACATCTATCTTTTAGATCTTTATACTCTAAGTATGCAGAATATTCTTCATCAGAATAATCATCAAGAGTATCTAGTGCATCTATTTCTTGGCTCATTTTCCTATCATCTCCCTTAGTTCTTTTTTAATTAGATCAACTTCATCTAATTTGTGTTTATTAATAAACTCTGTCTGTTCTTGCCAAAAAGTGTGAAGACCAAGTTTATCTAGTGCCCTACTATAAGACATACCAAGAGTAAGTCCATGTGGTGTATCATATTTTTTTAAAAATATATCAGATACATCTTGTTTGTTATCTTTGTAAGCACTATAACCAGCAGATAAAACAACTGCTAGTGCTTTTTTTTCGTGTTTAGTTAGTTTAGTCATTATAGACCTCCTTCATATTTAACCAATCATAACCGATTTTAAGGTCAGTGTCAAGCGGAACATTAAAATCTATATTATAATATTTTTTAAGTGCAGGTATTACATCTGCAGTGCCCTGTTTAAATATTTTACTCATCACATCTTCTTCTCCAGGATAAACATCAGCAACTATTGAATCGTGAACTGTGTTTACAAGTAAACTTTTTACCTTCTTATCTTTCATAAGATTATAAATATTAATACAAGCAAGTGGTACAATATCAGCTGTAGCAAAACCTTGCACAGGATAATTTTTTATTTGTGTGCCATATGTAGATCCACCCCAAGGTGTTCTTTCTGCATATGGAAAAGCATATTGTCTACCAGTTGGTAAACTTATCTGTTTAAATCTTATTGCTTCTGATTGCAGTTTCTCATGCCAAGTTTTTATATCCTTATACTTTTCTAAAAATTTAGAGTAATATCTTTTCTCATCTTCCGTACCAGTTACACCACCATACAAAGGTTTAAATGTATGTGCCTTTGCATCTTGCCTTGATACACCTATAATATCTGCAGTGTATTGGTGTACATCTATTTTATTTTTTATATCTTCCATACCTTGTTTATCTTGTGCTAGATAAACTGCTGTTCTAAATTCTAACTGTGCAAAGTCTATCTCAAGTATACTACCTTTGTCAAATCTAGATGTAACAACCTTACGAATAGGAAATGTTTTACCTCTAGGCTGATTCTGAAAGTTAGGATCTCTACTAGATAATCTACCTGTAGCCGTAACTCCCTGCATAAACTTAGGATGTAAGAAACCTTTCTCATTAGTAAAATTTTTTAATCCATCAACAAAAGTATTTAAATAAGTATCAACTGCATTATGCCTAACTATTGCATCTATAAATTCTTTAAACTCTCCCTCAGCTTCTGATGCTATCTTGCTCAAAGTAATCTTATCAGTTCTAAATCCAGACTCTGCTACATCATACACACTTCTAGGTCTCTGTCTAAAACCTGCATACTTTGCCATCTCCGTATATACATATCCATCACCATCACAATCACAACACTTAGTATAATTTTTATATGGGCTACCATCTTTCTTTATTCTTTTTATTACACCCTTACCTTTACAAGTAACACACTGTTGTGCAATTGTTTTATAAATCTTTTCTACATTATTATCTACTAGGTTTCTAAACTGAACTCTAGAATAGTTAGGTCTTCTCTTATTCTTACCTGTGCTTTTATCAATACCAATATTAAATATCTTACACCACTCTTTCTTATCTTTAGGTCTAACAGAATAAATTAACCAAGATAATTGTTCTGGACTAGATAAATTAATCTTAGTATCTCCCATCTGTTTATATACTATTCTATCTATCTTCTGTTTTAGATATGCAAACTCTGCTCTGTATTCTCTCTCAACATTATTTAGATCTTCTAAATTTATATTGATACCATTTCTTTCCATATCACATAGAACAACAAGAAACTCATTCATCATCTTAGCTGTCATTAACATATCTTTATTCTTATCCAATCTAAAGTCTGCCATCTGAGAATCAAATAATTTTCTAGTTATCTGAACATCTATCTTACCATACTCCTCTACAACATGTGCAGGAATATTCTCGAATGATATACCTCTATCCATATATTCTTTTATACTACTATCCTTAGATCCTATCTTTCTTCTACGACAGGACATCTCTAGTGTTAGACTTTTTCTTATACCTCTATTAAGTATATACTCACCCAACATGGTATCATAAACTCTACCATTATATTTAAATCCAGCTTCTAATAACCACATCAAATCAAATTTAATATTATGTCCAACTAATAAAGTTGTCATATCTAGATACTTCTGTATCTCATGAAAACAACCCTTATCTATTCTCTCACTATGATTAGTAAAAAAATATTCTAATTTTTCTTGTGATCCAAATCTAGTATGAGTTGGAACATCTGCATGTAATCCTACACTAACTAGTATGTTATTCTCATGAAAAGGTGATGGATCATAGCCACCATTCTCGTTTCTTTGCCATGATGTCTCTACGTCTACTGTTGTTATCATACTTCGTACCTACTTATACTTCTTCTAATTGTACATACAGGTTCTCCATGATAGCCATTTATTTTATTCTTACTAATACATAATGTTCTTATTTTATTCTCTGCATCTGTATTTGCATTTCTACCTATACCAATAATAAGATCAGCCTCAGCTGCCTTTCCTGTTTTAGAGTTTTCCATCTGATCAAATGATATACTATTTCTATTGTGTGCATCAGCTGATGCCTGTGATATTGCAATCACTGCACAGTTTCTACGTTTAGCTATCTCTCTAACACTTGTATATATCTGTCTTAGTTTCTCATCTGTTCTTGCATAAGTACCTTTAACATTAATCTTATCTAACTGATCTATAACAATTATATCTGGTTTGTTCTTCTCACAGTGTGCATCTATATCATCCATAGACCAATCAACTGTATCAAACATAAATAGATTATCTTTTATACCACTCCATTTTATCTGTGCAGATGATTTATTTTCTAATATCTCATCCCTAGTCATACCTGTGTAAGCTGATATTGCTCTTATCTGAGTTCTTATTGCAGGTTCTTCATTAATAAACGCATGTACCTTTGCACCCTGTGCACAAAATCCATCTGGTGCTGCACATAAACTAACCCAGAAAGCTGTCTTACCTGTCTCTGGTCTAGCAAATGCTATCATAAGATTACCACCGCCAATACCACCAACATTAGTTTTTAATACTGGTATATTAAATTTCCATCTAGTTGTAACATTTAAAAGATCTATTACTTCAGATATCTCTTTCGTAACTGCTGGTGCTTTATCCTCTGTGATACTAGTCTTGTGTTTATCAATCATGCTAACTATTTCTGCAAAGTTAGCTTCCTTACCATTAAATATTTCTGTTGCCTCTATACCTATTCTTTGTGCTAGATCTCTGTCAGATAATATTCTTAATATATCTTTAGCTACTTCTTTATTAGGCTCTTGAACTTCTTTTATATCTTCTACTAATTCACTAAACTTTTCTTTCGCAGCACGTGTAAGTGCGGGATTAAATCTAACGGTATGCAAAGAGTAAAGATCATCAACTTTTATATCATCATCATATTCCTCGTGTGCTTTCTGAACTGTCTCATACAAAGAATTAATATCACCACCAAAAACTGTGGGAGATAATATACTTTTATTCTGTGTATAAAAATTTTTATTAAGCATAAGCCTAATCATTTGTTTCTCAATCATTTTTTAATTCCTTTAATAAAATTTGATCTATTGTCTCAGCTATAGATTGGTCTCTTTGGTTCCAAGTAGATTTATTTGACTCCCATATATCCCACTTCCACTCACGCCATTTATCTAATATTTCTTCTTTCATCTTATCATTCATAGAACATACTCCTTATTTGATTTGTGTTATAGTATTTTAAGTCATCCTCTAATGGTTTAACTATTACATTGTCGAAACCAGATGATCTTAAATCTTTTGCCATATCGTATGATTTAGATGTTGCATCCCTATCTAAACATACATATAAATTTTTATAAGGTCTTAGATGTTCGAGGTGTGATGATTTTAAACTAGTGCCCATTATTGCAACACCAGTTAATACATTAGATACTGCACATGCCGATGGGCAATCCTCAACAATAACAACATCTTCACAATCACCACATTTAAATGGAACATCTTTGCTACCATACATAAACCATTTTGGAAACTCATTTTTATTTAGTGCTCTACCTACCGCACCAACTACCTTATGATTTAATCTATTCTTAACTAGGAATACAACTCTATCTTGTCTTACATCATATTTAAAATCTGCTCTGCCCCAAGACCAAGACTCCCAACAATTATTTTTATTTAACCAGTGCATAGCTTTATCATTAGAATATATTGATTGAAAACTATCTGGTATTGTAAAGTCTTTATCCTCTACATGTAAATCTCTATTACCAAAAAAAACTTTCTCTACATAATTCATATCTTTATCTCCTATACTTTTACCCCTTGCTTTACATGTTGCATGAAAACAAAACCAATATAACTTACTATCTGTAGTATCTATTGATAATGTATTTTTATTTTTACAGAATGGGCAATCCATCCTTGTCTGTATATCTTTTGAAAGTGATAAACCTTTTATAACTTGTAGCTGTTGTTTATAATTCAATAACTTAATTCCTCGTATGTTAAGAAATATCTATCTGTAGCGTAGAAATCATTCTTCTCAATCTTCATAAGATTGTGATCTAAATATTCTGCTGTCTTAATCTCTACCTGCTCTGTGGTTGGATCTACATCAAATGGTATTATCGCTACTGCCTCTATTCCTAGTCCTGCTATTCTTATTTTGTATTTTTTCATTTGTATTTTCCTTATCACACTTTTTACTATTTGTCAAATCATTTTTCACGAAATGTAATCTATAACCTTTTTCTTTTAGTTCTTTGATTCTTTTAGGTGTCCAATAATACATTATATTATAATTTACCTTTTCTCTCTTTTCTAGTTAAGTATGGTAGTTGAACTACTTTTTTACTTTCATTTCCTTTTTTACTTGTCCAATATATTACTGCAAAAAGACAAAATTCTGTTGGTTTAGAATATTTTATCAACGCTTTTTTTAAACTTCTTGCCTCTATTATTTTAGGTTCTGCCATTCTTTGTACTATACCTTGTGGTGTTCTACCCATAGGTATAAATGTATATTCTCTCATTATTACTCCTACGTTAAAAATTAAAGATGTCACTTACCTATTGGG